GGGGAAATAATCGTGTTTTCCGGGAAAACCACATTGGTCAATCGTATCAGGCGAATGAAACGTTCGCCTAAACCGGGTTTCATATCTTCGCGTGTATACGGGTTATCAAACTTCTTCATTTTAGAGAGCAAGTAATAGAGGGAACGCACGTTGAAGCCATAACGCACCCCGGTGCCATCCGCATATTCAATGTATTCGGTGAAGGGGATTTCGTCCAGCGGGTCCATCGTATAAAAGTCGGTGTCATTGACACATGCGCCGCGTTTGGCACCGCCTTTCAGAAACATCCACGACCGCGCAAAATGCCCTCTCACGTGGCGCTGAATCGTCGTCGCGGCGTCGCCCTCTTTTCTAAAGTGGGTAATCCGTTGAATAAGCTCGGGTTTGGTCCCGGACAACCGCAGTCCGAAGTGCTTGGCGATGTTTTTCAAATCCACGATGCGGTTCTTTGTGAGGTCTCCATATAAATCCTTTTTGGTAATGAGAGGTTTCGACATTTTTGAAAGCATATAATCTGTATCCAGACATTGTGTTTATACTTTTATTGTTGTGTAAGTTAGCGTGCGTCTCCTCTCCTCTCCTCCTGCGGAGAGGAGAAGAGCGGGTGCGAGCCAAAAAATTGCTTGACTCAAAAACGGTACGTTTTTGTGGCAAGGTGTTTTTTGTGCAGCCCCCGCAGGAGCGGGGCTGTCCAAAAAATTGCGTACTGATGAAAAACACAGGTTTCATCGGTAGGGTGTTTTTTGTGCAGCCCCGCAGGAGCGAGTGCGAGCCAAAAAATTGAAAACGAAACAAAATATATTAGTAATCAATATAAAGATACACTCCATAATATAACAAGAATGACCTCTACTGCCCAATCCCCCGTACTCGACAACTCAATCTGGACTCCCGCTGCCTTCAAGTTTATGCCTCCCAAGGTGAACGACAAGGGCGGAAAATCCATCAACCTGATTAGCACCCAAACTGGCCGCGCATTGGCCACAACCACCCCGATGATGAACACCTGGGGTGTCAGTGATTTCGTAGACCCCACCACCGGCGTGAGTGATGGCAAATACAGCATCTCGCTTTCCTTCCCAAGCGAAGGATACACCAACAAGAGCACCGACTCGTTCTTGGAGAAGATGAAGGCCTTTGAGGAGGCTGTGTTGGATGCCGCCGTTTTGAACTCAGACCTCTGGTGGGGCGAGCCTTTAGACAAGGGTATCTTGAAGCACACCTTCTTCCCCACATTGAAGTACCCTAAGGTGAAGGGTACCAAGAAGGCTGATTTGACCAAGAGCCCTAGTATTAGTGCCAAGGTGCCCTATTATGAGAAGGACAACCGATGGAATGTTGAGATTTACGATGTGAACAAGAACTTGTTGTTCCCCTGTGAGAATGAGGAGATTACTCCTGCTCACTTGATTCCCAAGCTCAGCAATGTTGCGTGTGTTATCCAGTGTGGTGGTATCTGGATTGGTGGCAAGGGCTGGGGCGTTACCTGGAAGCTTGTACAGTGCGTTGTGAAGCCCAAGCAAGTCGCGACGGTGTTTGGAACTTGCCATATTAATTTGTCGGAGGATGAGCGTGTTGCCATTGAGAATGGCAGTGCCGAGGATGCCGAGGATGTTCCTGCGCCTGCTGCTGAACCTGTGAAGAAGGCTGTTTCCATTGTGAAGAAGGCGGTTGAGGCACCACCTCCTCCTGTCACACAAGTGGAGGATAGTGATGACGAGGAGCCGGTCAAGGTTCAAGAGGCCCCCGTCAAGGTTGCTGCTCCTGTCGTTGTAGAAGCCCCCGTTGAAGCCAAGAAGATAGTAAAGAAGGTTGTCGCTAAGAAGGCTTAAATAAGATAATGTATGCCTGCTTGTTTATTTGTTGTTTTTTTTGCTTGATGTATTTGTCAAATACTTATTTGACAAATAACTATATAGAATGGCCCACGCGAAACGAAGGGTTTCCAATAAAAGGCAAACACGGAAGTTTCGGTCTCTCAATTGTAATCCGGCCGTCACCAATTCACCCGTTCCCCAATCATGTATGACAGTAGAGGCTCTATTGATGTTACGTGACGAATACAACAAAGACCACCCCGACGATAAGATTATTGCGGACAGACCCGCCCTCATCTGGTACGAGCTCAAAATGCGCCTCCAATGCGAGGATGAGAGGTGCTGGCTCAGCGAAATAGATGACAAGGAGAAACGCGCTATGATAGAGAACCAGCTGTTCGCACCCAACCACCCGCCTGAATGGTTCAAAAACCCCATTGAGTGGCTCACCAACCTGGATATTGACGCCGTAATGAAACAATACGAGCATAAATACACAGATTTTGAATATTTAGGAACAACCTCTATTGATTACGATTTTATAATTGACAAATCCAGCGGCACGTGCGTGGAAGATATGTTGTGTAAGTTCAATTTGGCGAGTTCGGTGGTGAGAGGCAAACGCCGATTCGCAGCCGTGTTTAATTTAGACAAACACGACCAGCCGGGGTCGCATTGGGTCTCGCTTTTTGTCAGCGTGCCGAAGAAAACCATCGTATTTTTTGATAGCGCCAACGGAGGTGTTCCCGCCGAAATACGCCGATTTGTGAAAATGGTGAACAAAACGCATCCCGAGTACAAGTTTGTTGCGTCCAAGAAAGAACACCAGAAGAAAAACACGGAATGCGGCGTGTATTCCATCCATTTTATCATTGAAATGCTGCGCGATTTTGACAAGATGTTGAACACGGTTATGAGAGGCAATATCACCGACAAAGCGATGACACGGTATCGACGCAAATACTTCAATCATCCAGTTAAATAAAATAATGTTATTTTGTCATAGAATAGTATAATGGCAAGCAAAAAAACAAAAAGAAGAAACAAAAAGAAGGGTGGGTGTAATAAAAATAAGAGAAAAACAAAAAGACAACAGAGAGGCGGTCTTATCCATAATATTAGTTGTGACGCAAATGGCAATAACTGTGAAAATAAAATATATGATTTTTCAAAATCTAAAAAATACATAGAAATAATGCCGATTGTGTCGCCGAATAATAATAATCTGAGTGTATTTGATTTTATACCAAAGAATGAAGGCGGGAAAACAATGATTGATTTGCTTTCAGGGAAGACAGATGGTGTAAATAGTAAAAATCGCATAGAAGAAAACACATTTGTCAAAACAAAAATCGATTTAGAATTGGAAGATTTGTATAATATGATTAAAAAACCCACGAAATACCAGGATATCATAAAGAATATATTTTTGTCCAAACCGGATTTACTCAAAAAAACAACCATATTACGACTATTGTTTACATTGTACAAGGGTGAATCTCTCAAAGATGAGTTTGTTTATGACCTTGTTACCGGATATACGAAAATAGAGAATATGATTGATAAAGGCGTCTCCCAAATTACACTGAGAGACCATCCAATATTTTTTGGTTTGATTCGTGGTACGTTTAAAAATGTATATCCACAAAACCATAGTGCTAATATTTCTACGAATATATTTAAGAATGGTTTATTGGAAGATTGCTATAGAGATATTGGGGACAAAGATGTAATCAGTTTTATGACCGTTGTTCTTGATGCTGAAAAAAATAAGTTTTCTCACATTTATTCACCTGAAAATTACGACTACATTCGGCAAGCAATTTTGTTTTTTGTTATAAATCGTAGTTTTGAAGATTTTGATTTACTCATAAAGTCGTTCGGAAAAGTTATTACTGATGCTAGAACAAATATTGAAGCCGCTGTAGCACCAGCAGCAGCACCAGCACCAGCAGCAGCACCAGCACCAGCAGTAATACCAGCAGCAGCACCAGCAGTAATACCAGGACCAATTGCGAACCAAGGTTTACACGCAGCTGTGATGGCAGCAATCGCCAACCCCTAAGTAAGATTACCTCTACAAACGGGACATCGTCCATCGCGCTGGATCCAGCGTCTCAGAGGCGCTTCTTTAAACACGTGTCCACATCGCGTGATTTTCATTACATTTGTACCAGCCTCTATTGGTTCCAATGTAATTGGGCAAGTTGCGGGTTCTGGCAACTCGGGTTGTTGATATACCGTCGTATTGTTTGAAATGTCTTGAACAGAAACCACCCGGTTGGTGTTAAGGTCAGACCCACTCGCGTCTCTCAACATTGCCAAGACAGTGGCCGGATTTATAACGCTTACAAACTCAAAAGACAATGTATCATTTCCTCCAGTAGCATCTGCGGTTGTAGTCGCGATAGAGGTAGTATCTCTATATTCCGATAAACTACTTCGGAATCCACCTCTCACTGGCCGTTGTTCTCGTATGATTTCCAAAGCGTCGTCCATCACCTGTAAATACCGCCGATGGTTGTTTTGTAGATCGGCCAATACCGTGTATAGATTCTGGGATTGTCTTTGTATCTGCGTTTGTGCCATTGAAATGTCCATAATAAAATTGAATGGTATAAAGAGTTTTGCCTCTTCTCTATATATAATTTTGTTCAATGAATATTACCAAAGAAAACTACACGGCAAACGGATTCACGGGCCTCGTCAATCTCGGCAATACGTGTTTTCTCAATTCGTGTCTCCAGGCGATTTCACATACCTACGAACTCCACACCGTTTTTGACAAACCCGCGGTCCAGAATAAAATGGTCGGCACCTCTCTGGATATCCGCATATTCAACGAATGGAAATCCCTGGTCCAACTCATGTGGTCGGGCAATGGCGTCGTCCGGCCTCTCCGTTTTGTCAGCGCCGTCCAAGAAATCGCAAACAAAAAAGGCATAGAGGTCTTCACCGGCTACGCCCAAAACGACGTCAGCGAGTTCCTGCGGTTCGTCATCAACTGTTTTCACACCGCGATTATGCGCTCCGTCAAAGTCAATATCAGCGGGAAACCGCGCTCCTCCACCGACACACTCGCGCTCACCTGCTACCAGATGTTGTCCACTATGTATTCCACCGAATATTCCGAAATCATGGAGCTCTTTTACGGCATCAGCGTCACCGAAATCCGCAATGCCTCTCTCATCCATTCCCAAAAACCCGAGCAATTCTTCATCATTGATTTGCCGATTGATCGCGTGTCCCCCACGCTGACAAACTGTTTCAACCTATTTGTTGCGCCGGAAGAGCTGGTAGGCGACAATATGTGGTTCAATGAGAAAACGGGACAGAAAGAGGTGGTCAGCAAACGGACGCTTTTCTGGAGTCTCCCCTCTGTGTTAATTATCACGCTGAAGCGGTTTGAGACGCGTGGAAATCGGATTGAACGCATCAACGACGTGGTAGATTTCCCACTAACGGGTCTTGACCTCTCCACCTATGTAGAGGGATATCGCGCTAAAAAATACATTTACAACCTGTATGCGGTCTGTAATCACATTGGAGGCCCGGCGGGTGGACACTACACGGCGTTTGTGAAAAACGAATCGGCGAACAAGTGGGTTCACTACGATGATAGCAACGTGTCGGTCATTGAAAACGCCGCCTCTATTGTTAGCCCGATGGCATATTGTTTATTTTACAGAATCGCATCATAATAATTTCACGTGAAGTAATATACGAATGGCGTCCGATAAAAGAAAAGTGCCCGACCCGGCCGACAACTATTTTGATGCCAATACGACATTAATTACAGTTGGATTTTTAGCAGTTTATTTTATGATTTATGGAATTATGAGTCTGGTGTTTGATACCGACGACCATAGTACAATGGCCAGTTTTGTGAATGTGGCCTTTTTTGTGCTAATTATTGCTGCGGTCGTGTCTTATTACTATTCGCTGGATACTGAGAAACAAGATTCGTATTGGGAGGATTTGAAGAAATCCACGAAGGCGTATTTGAACAATGCGTACTCGGTCTTAGAGATACTCGGGTTTCTCGTGTTGTTACGCGTGGGAACCGCCGTTTTTGGAGCCCCAATGGGGTCGTCATTGCTGGAATCCAATGCGCATTTGTTGTTAACGGTGCTCCTTATCATCCAGTTTTTCAAATACATATTCCAGATAGATATTGTGGGGGCGCTTTTTGGTGATGTGGATTGGGCGAGCCTTTTTAAGACGAAGAAGGTGGAATCTGAAAAAAAGACAGATAAAGAAGATGCCTCCGGGTCAAAAGAAGAGGTTTTCAATGTGAGCAACAACCTCTATACGTATGAGGATGCCAAGGCGGTTTGCCGCGCGATGGGGGCCCGGCTGGCGAAATATGATGAAATAGAGGCGTCCTATATGGGCGGGGCCGAATGGACGAGTTATGGCTGGAGTGAAGGCCAACACGCCTATTTCCCCACGCAAAAGGCGACGTGGGCGCGGCTACAAGAACTGAAAGGACACGAACACGATTTAGGAAGACCGGGTGTAAACGGAGGCTATTTTGCGAACCCCAATGTGCGGTTGGGTGTGAATTGTTATGGCGTGAGACCGCAAATCACAGCGGCGGACCAGGCGCTAATGGACGCGAAGAAGAACCGCGTGGTGCCGAAGACGGCGGAAGAGCGTGAACTGGATAAGAAAGTGGAGTTCTGGAAGGCCAACAAGGACAAGCTGCTGGTGCTGAGCAGTTTCAACAATAACAAGTGGTCCAAATATTAGAGGTATTATTATTTGTAAAATATGGCGTTTTACAAATAACTGGATGGCGCATAACTGAAAGGGCGCATAACTGAAAGGGCGCATAACTGAAAGGGCGCATAACTAACGACGCCTACGGCGATTTGTTTTTTGAGCGCAATTCTTCTTGCGTGCTTTCCGGGACGGCTTTTTATAGGTCCGTCTCTTTCCACCCAACCAAATTGATTTATTATGGTCAAATAAGGCAACAAGCGTATTAATGTCGGGTCTATCAGCTGACTTGGAATTTCTCACCATTTCTAACCAATTAAAATATTTAGATTTATAAAATCTGCTTTCAATATATTTTCCAAATAATATGTTAAATATATGGGTGTTTATATTCTTGTTTCCAAAGTGTTTGTATTCTTCCAATAATTTGTATATTATAATAAAAATGGAATAGATATCAGCCCCTTTTAAATCATCATCATTTTTTACAGAAGTAACATAAGTATCATAAACTTCCCAAGCTTTATATATGGGGGTACCAATTGGACCATCTACATATGGAGTATCTCCGATTTTAGTAAGAGACCCAGCATCACCCAGTAAAACTGTATATTTTTCATCGAGTGATACATTGTCTGGATTTGTTTTAATAAATATATTTTCGGGTTTCAAATCTAAATGTACAAATCCATTGTCGTGTAAAAGCATCAAATCAAACAATAACTTCCCAAAAATAGAACATAATATTTTTAGACGTTGAGTATTTGTAAAATTATTATCATCCAATAAATCGCCCGAAAAATCGTGTAAATCTTTCTCACCGCAGTCTTCCATAACAATGTATACTAAGAACGTAAAACTATCAGCAGCAGTTGTATCTGGTTTATATTCAATTTTGTATCCAATAAATTTACAGAAAAAATGTTCGGACATTTGTGATACTTCGTGATAATTTACAATTTCATTCAACAATCCAGTTACTATATATTTTGTATATTTCTCTATCTTTTCTGGCGGTAATGTGCTGAGTTTGTCTAATATATTATTTTTTATTTTGGACAGCACATCCATTTGTTTTACAACGACTGGTTTCCCATTATCGGTTGAACGATATCCACTGGCACCGCACGACCCGGTTTGTATTATGTCTTCGGTGCGTTCTGGCAACTGTTCAATCTTACGAATTGTTGCTGGTATTTGTAATACGGTTCTGTCGTGAATATCGTTAATGATATCTATAGCAGTTGGTTTCTCTGTAGAGGATTCTTTTGTAAAAGATGCCATTATACTATTTACCGCGATAATTTTGCTGGTCTATTTTGATTCATTCTTTTTTTATACGTTTTTCGCCGCCTCTGGCGGCGACCGCGTGTGCCTCTCTTTTTCTTACGCGATTTGCTGCCACCAAGAGAAAATGATTTGGGCGTTCTTAACAATATAGATTTTAGATCTGCTGCGCTAATTCTACTTCCAGGAATATCACTGAAAAATGAATCCATAGTAATTGTTGGTCCAAATAAGTAACTTAATTTCTGATTGATTTGTGTTATTATGGTGTCTTTGTTAAACTTTTTCATATTCTTTTCAAGTATTCCGATTCTATTAGTAAAATTACTTTTATTAAACTCTACGGCAACTGGTGCTTCTGAATTAATAGTATTGAATAAAATATTTTTATCATTACTATGCGGCAAAATCATAAAGAGAATCGTGACACCAAGAGAATATATATCAGACGCCGTTAAATCATCAAATGTCATTAGGGTTTGATTCATATTTTCGGGAGAATTATACAAGGCCGTTCCTTTTCCAGGAATAATTTCGTCTCCCCTATGCGTAAGAAATCCAAAATCAATCAACAATACTTTGCCTTGTTCAGTTACTGTTATATTTTCGGGTTTTATGTCTCGGTGGGCAAACCCATTGCTATGTAAGCAATCCAATGCGTCCACAATTTGTGTAATAAATCCAATACTTTGTGCTAAACTTGGTTTTTTTCTCTTGCGTAAACATCAAATAAATCGGCTCCGCAATTTTCCATAAGGATGTATATTATTTTTTTTGAGATATCATAGTAGTATCCTAAAAACTTACATACATTATTGCAAAGGTCGGATATAGTATGATAGTATTCAATTTCACTTTTTAGGTCGCCGATTATTATAGAGGTTATTTTGTCTTCGGAATAATTTAACAACATGTTATACCGTTTTTGTAAATCAATCATTTTCATAACATTGGACCTATCCACATTTATATAAGTTTTACCAAAGGAACCTTGAATTAAGGCCATTCCATTCTGTATAAAAGAGTTTACAAATCCGGCTTCACATCTTGGAATACCTTCGGGTAAACCTGTAATATACGTATCAACCTCTTGTAGAGGGTTATGGCGTGATTCTATAGAGGTTAGATTAAATAGACCCAATGTTTTTTTACTCATTATATATTTACCGTGATATTTTATGCATTTGCGCATAAATGTGATAGCCTCTCATCGGTGTTGTCATATTATTGAGTACAATAAATTACTCAATAACAAAATATCTAAACCGGCCGAAACGCCGCCGTGGATCGTCGTGCGTCCAGTTCCTCCCGAGTCAAATAAACAGCCTTCAAATCGCTGTCTGAGTATCCCAGAGGTCTCGTATTATCCGCAGTATCCGCATAGAGGTAGGGTGCGCCCGAAACAGATTGTGTATCATTCTGCGCACGTATTTGTTCCGGAAATGCGCCCGCATTTCCCGAAGTGCTTATGCCGGCTCCCTTTGGGAGTCCGGCAGACAGCTGGTCAGCAAACCTCTCATAGTACCCTACGTCATTGCTGGCATTGCGGAAGTCGGCCTCCATGATTTTACGCGCGTTCTTAACCATATATTCGCGGTACTGCGCATTGTTGATGCTTGACTTCTCATCTAGACTACTGTTCATGTTCTTTAATATCGTGTTTTGTAGAAGTGTCTCCGACCGCGCCCCCGCAAAAATAGACCGACCATCACTCATCAGCGGTGGAAATCCGTCATAACGATTGTTGGTTTTGTATCCTAAATGAGAGGCAGGGATGGTTTCTTTGATAACGGGATAAGCGGTTTCTATTGATTGTCCTCCAAACATATGTATATGTTGGTCCGATATAATTATTGTCAAAAAGGCTTCCCACCCAAAGGGAGGACGCTTTTTTTCAACATTATTCATACCCGACCAAGCCCTTCTCGTAATTATAGACTCTACTGACCTCATATGCTAAGAGAGACCGGTCATAATAAACGACTCTGGCAATTCCGCCTTGGAGCCCGTTTTCCTGCCCCGTTGTTAAAATATCGCCGACATTGAAAGACTCATCGTTGCGAACACGCTTGTGCGTTTTTGTCAAGACGCCGTTCAAGAAAAGGTCCGCTTTATCTCTGGTATAATTCACGAGGATATGATTCCATTTCTCCAGCGGCGCGTCAAATATATCGGTCTTATTATTACTATAATAAATGCTAAATCGCTTGTCTGTACCGTTGTATGTGATTCGCGGGTGTTTATTGAAATTGAAAATATCCGCCTCTGTGTTGTACGGCGCGTGATTCGGCGGCATCGGGACAACATAGACCCACATAGATATTGCGTATTTTTCACGAATATTGATGGCGGTTCGTGTAATGATGGACAAATCCACGGACTCGCTACTGGTCTGCATATCAATGTAGTTGGTCGCGTCGTTCTTGTAATTGATTCTGATTGGTTTGTCAATGATGATGTTGCCCTCTCGTTCTGCTATCTTTTTCAGCAATTTTGGAAGGTATAAATAGAGGAGGATGAGGATGATTTCAAATACGAACAAGATATACACCACCTTGGGCGTAGTGGCAAAATCGCCGTACATGTATTCTACGAAATCGGAGAGCAAACACGGGATAAAGAAGATGAAGTTCACGATGAATCCGCTTAACCCAGTCATATTGTAGATGCGCGCTCGGTTGATTTTCGCGGCGATTGCGAGTGCTACGATACCGATTAGGATACTCACCACAATACCGCCATATGCGATTGCTTGCACGCCCAACGAGGAAATCGAAAGCTGGCTTAACCCATATAAAACCGCGATTGCGACTAAAGCCTTCAAAATGGTTGCCCCGGAAAAATTGTCTTTTGCTGCTACCAATATGCTGTTGAAAGATTCAAAAATGTTCCCCGAAAAAGAATAAAATACGCTTATTAAGAGAGGCAGGATAATTAATAGGCCGTAAAATATGGGACTATCCACGGAAGGCTTATCATTCAAGAAGAAGGAGATTACAATTAAATAAATGAATACCGCAAAAATCGCCAAATTGTTAGTGACGAATCCTGTTATTGATTCCAAGTCCATTTATATTATGCCTCTATTTTATAGATTTTCCATCGTGGTTTTGCGCCCGTGGCATTCGCGGCAAAGAGCGACTAAATTGTCGATGTGGTTGCTGCCGCCATATTCCAGGCGGACCTTGTGGTCTACTTCAAACCACGCCGATAGCTGCTCGCCGCAGTCGCCGCATTTCCAGTTTTGGCTACTGGCGACGAACTTCTTCTTGGTCTCACTGACGGAGCGCTTGGTGGCTTTTGTTCCGCTGCCGCTTATGCCTCTACTATCGTTTATTCCACTTCCGCCTCTACTATCGTTTTGGCCAGACCTGGACAAGCGGTCAATGGACCCCGCTGGTGCCATCGGCGCTATGGGAAACGAGACGTCATCCATATCACCATACAAGTTTTGTTTGGAAGTGAAGTCTAAAATCGGACTAAGCATAGAGGTGGTTTCGCGATCTACCGGCAAATATTTGAGGTATTCATTGGACCCGCGAAGAATGTCTTGCGCCTTCGCTGGGAACTTCTTAAAGAGGACGAACAACATCAATCCGCCCAGAGCGATTCCGCCCATTTTATAGTATTTCTGGTTGGTTTGTAACAGTTTCCAGTATTTGCCGTCCGTATAGACGTTCGCAATCAAAAATCCGGTTACCAACAAAATAAGTATTTCAATACGCATATCCTATATATTTTGGTACGGTATAAAAGGTAGGCGCCTAGGCTAGCCAAAGGTGAGCCAAAAGGTGGGCGCCTAGACTAACCAAAAAATGAGCGCAAAACACAACGCAATGAAGACCGCGTGTATCCAGTATCGCCGCATCTTCAGTTTATGATGTAAATAAACCGGCTTCGGTATAAACTGGTCATAATAAGCGGCCAGCGCCGCGTCCAGCGAAACCTCGTGTTTCCCCAGCATTTCATTGTATTTGTTGTGGATGAATACGACCCAGCGAACCAGCGAGTCTTTGCTACCTAAATAGGGCGTAATCGGATAGCGGTCCAGCATTCCACTAAATCGCTTTCCCATATCGGGATCCGGTATAAAAAGCGCAAAGTTTGTAAAGAAATCATAGTATTTTCGCTTGGTAGTTTCATTGGGGAAGTCGGGATAAGAGAGGGCGACCGACATCATGAAAAACCAGTAATGCGGACCCCAGGTTTTCGCGGATTCTGATGATGCTGCGGATTCTTGTGAGCTTGCTTTTATTGCGGACATCAATTAATATACTACCAGATAGTATTTAGAAGTATTTTCATACACTAGGTAGAGATACCCACGGGATGAGCTGTAATAATTGTGGAAAACGCGGACATTCAGCATACCAATGTAAAATGCCGATCACCAGCAATGGTATTATCGCATATCGGAAACACCCGGAAACAAAAGCAATTGAATATTTGATGATACGACGCAAGGACACGCTCGGTTTGATGGATTTTATTCGTGGCAAATACTCGGTGAACAACAAATATTATATTATGAATATGATTTCGCAGATGACGGTTCAAGAGAGGGCGATGTTATTGGAACATACGTTTGATGAAGTCTGGGAAAAAATCTGGGATAAGCCGGTCGCGCCACCGGGGTTGTCAGTGAATAAATCGCCGTCTTATGAGTTTGGCGAAAGCCGCTATAAAACGGAAGAAATGGTGTCGCGCGAAAAGTTTAACCAATTGAAGAGTGGCGTATATTTGAACCAACGAAGGGTTGACACTTAGGAAAAGCGAATGCTTTTCTGCTGGTAATGTAGCCGACGCTTCTGCGTTGGCAAATCCACTTAGGAAAAACGAATGCTTTTCTGCTGGTAATGTAGCCGATGCTTCTGCGTTGGCAAATCCACCTATGAATGGCATTCCCATGATTCAAAAACCCCAACCAAATATGTTTGTTCACGCAAGTCTGCCAAGTTTCACCATGGAGACGATGATAAACGAATGTCTGACAAAATGGGATGAACCTGAATGGGGGTTTCCAAAAGGGAAGCGCAATTACAATGAAAGTGATATTGATTGTGCGATGCGCGAGTTTTATGAAGAGACGGGAATCAAATCGCGTAATATGACGTTTGTTATTAATAATTTGGCACCATATGAAGAGATTTTTATGGGGTCCAATTACAAATCGTACAAACATCGGTACTTTTTGATGTATGTGGATTACAATACGAGTGTTGCTGAGAAAATGACAGACGTAGATAAGTTTGAAGTGAGCAAAGTGGAATGGAAATCGTTCAACGAATGCTTGGGGGCAATAAGACATTATAATTTAGAAAAAAAACGGATTTTATCAAATATTAATATTGTGTTGACGTCTTGTACGACGACCTTTGCTTAAGGCCTCCTTAAAGGAGGCCTTCGGGCCCGAAGGGCCCTTAACCTCCGGGTCCGAAGGTCGGACGACCCAAAGGCCTCCTTTAAGAAGGGCCCTTACCCTCCGGGTCCTTCGGTCGGACCTTCATGAGGCCTTAACCAAAGGGCTCATTTCATAACCTTAACCGACGGCGTATTTGACAGCAACTTACGTTGTTGGTACAAAAATAATATATGTATGTGGATATAATATACATATATGGAGAAACCCCGATTACCGAGGTGTAAAGCAGGAACACGGCGGCGGCCTAATTATAATAATGAATGTATGTCGGATGAAGAATATAAAAGACGCCAACTCGCAAAACGGGGTACCCAGCGTAAAGTAAAAGAGGAACCATCTTTGTTGAAAACCATTGGAAATGCGATTCGTAGTGTTTTGACGCCGTCATTGGACTCAACTGACTCATTGGACTTATCCGAGACCAAGACCAAAGCCGAGGCGACCAAAGCCAAAGCCGAGGCGACCAAAGCCAAAGCCGAGGCGACCAAAGCTGAGGCGACCAAAGCCGAGGCGACCAAAGCTGAGGCGACCAAAGCCGAGGCGACCAAAGCCAAAGCTAAGCCGATTCAATTACAGAAGATTCCTCTTCCAGAAAATAAATATGAATCACCTTCCGATGTAAGTAGAGGAAATACAATTGACAAAGAACTACAGCGGCTTGAATTAATAAATGCCGACAAATACAAACCAATTGTGAGAGGTAGCTTGGAATCACCCGAAGACAAATCATTAAAGCAAGAAGAATTAGAAGGCGAATCGTTAGAGGATGAATCGCCTCAGGAATCATCAGACGAACCATCAGAAGATGTTTTACAAGATGAATTAGAGGAGGAATCGCAAGAAGAATTATCCAAAGAATCATTAGAGGATGAATTGTCCGAAGATGAATCACCTTCAGAGGATTCATTAGAGGATGAATCACCACCAGCCGAGCGTACGCTTGAAAACAGCCCCTTCTTGTATCCCTCTCTCAACGACCCCTTTCTAAATCAAAAAATCGCCAAACGCAACGAGTTCAGCGCATTCACCTACGACGCCGATATCACCCAACCCCTCAAGGAAACCTCCGATATTATTTGCGAAAACCCCGAGTTTGAACTACAAGCCCGCCAATTGTTTGTCAAAACATTCATCTCCCAGAACACACCATACAAGGGACTCCTCATATACCACGGTGTCGGCACCGGCAAAACGTGCTCGGCCATCGGCATCGCCGAAGAATTGCGCGATTATATGAAAAACGCCGGCATCACACAGCGCATTATGGTTATCGCCTCTAGCAACGTACAAAACAATTTCCGCTTACAATTGTTTGATGAAACCAAATTGAAACAAGTAGAGGGAGTCTGGAAAAACAATTCGTGTGTTGGAAACAAGCTCATCCGCGAAATAAACCCCGTCGGCGCCAACATCAGTCGCGAGAAAATCGTCTCTCAAGTGAAAACAATTATCAACACGAGTTATGCCTTCATGGGCTACTTACAGCTAGCCAACTTCATCCAAGAAAATGTCTATAACGCGGTCTACGAGGCCGCCGAAGACGCCGCGCTAAGAGAGCAAATAGAGGTACAAAACATCCAGCGTATTTTCAACAATCGGCTCATCATCATTGATGAGGTCCACAATTGCGCAAAAGAGGACAAGCGGCTCGCCAAATGTGTCCTACGTTCGCGGTGAAAACCCATACACGTTCCCTTTTCGCATCTATCCCGACGCATTCGCGCCGGACAACGCCCAACTCGCGAAAACGCCGATGATTACGCCTCTCTACTATACCACTTTGGACCCCTATCAGCAAGAATCCTACGAGCTCGTTATGCGCGAATATATGAACCAACCCGTCAATATTGACTTTAACAACGAGAGCTACGGATACGCCCAACTCCAAATGCCTCTACAAGCCTTGAATATGACATTTCATCGCGTGTCGGGGGATGCGAAGTTTGTCGGCAAAGAAGGGCTCCAGACCAATATGTCCTTTGTGGAAAAGAGCGAGAAGAGAGGCGAAGTATACGAGTACCGCAAGTACAATTATGAGTACAAGCGCGGCATTCCACGGATATTTCACGAAACGGAGTTGCGCAAATACAGTTCCAAAATCGCCGACATTTGCGCGTGTGTTCGGCGTTCGCGCGGCATCATCATCATTTATACCCAATACATTGATGGCGGTATCGTGCCTGTATCGCTGGCGTTAGAGGAGATGGGATTCACTCGGTATGGGACCTCCGCGAATGCCACGCAGCTGTTCAAACCGGGGGCCATTGATAGCGAGCCGATTGACGCCATCACGATGAAACCTGCCGTGCCGGGCACAAAGTTTAGTCCGGCGAAGTATATGATTTTGTCAGGGGACAAGTATTTCTCGCAGAACAACGCGGCGGATATCAATTACGCCACGGGAGAGGCCAATAAGAACGGCGCCCTCGTGCGTGTCATCCTCATTTCGCGCGCGGCGTCGGAGGGCTTGGATTTCAAATACGTGCGCCAGGTTCACATTCTGGACCCGTGGTACAATTTGAACCGCATTGAACAGATTGTGGGGCGCGGTGTGCGCAACTTGAGTCATTGTATATTGGAGTTTGAAGAGAGGAACGTGGAGATTTACTTACACGCGGCGCTTCCGGATAACGTCTTTTCGGCGGACACATATGTCTACCAATATGCCGAGAAGAAGGCGCAAAACATCGGCAAGGTGACGCGGCTTTTGAAACAGATTTCGGTGGATTGCGTGCTGAATCACTCGCAAACCTATTTCACGGATGTGAATATGACCGCAGTTGGAAAAGTGATGATTCGCTCCTCTACGATGGAGGAACCGCAGTTGTTTCAGGTCGGCGACAAATCCAATTCCTCCGCGTGCGACTATATGCCTGATTGCGAATACAGTTGTTTGCCGGAAGAGCCGATGCCGGAGGAGAAGCAGGGCATCCTGATTACGAAACCCAGCGCGTTTATTCTACAAAAGCTGATAGAGAAAGTGACCGCCATTATTGGCCGCGAAATCGCGCTCCATTATGACGTGATTGAGAATATGGTGGGTGTGGCCAATAAGTACAACTTGTATTTCGCCTTGACCGAACTTGTCCAGAACCCATCGCGGACATTTACCGACAAATATGGGCGGGTGGGGCGGTTGATAAATCGCGACAAATACTACCTTTTCCAGCCGGTGGAAGTGAGCGACCCCCATTCGTCGGTGTTTGATTCGATGGTGCCGGTTCAGGTGAAGAATGAGAGGGTCCGCGTGGGTATTTCGTCCGCGATTTCGGAACAGACCGTAGCGACTACCACTGGACAAGCAAAAGCCACGCCAACAATCGGCAATGTTGAGGTCCGCCGTATTTTAGCCGAAATTGAGATGAACGTGGCGCGGGCTCTCGGTCCAGCAACCGTGACCGAGGCAAATGACGAAGACTGGTACAACCATATGAATAGTTACAAGGCCAGTTCCTCCAAGAAAAAGGTGGCGGAGTTCATTGATTACACTGCGAAAAAACAATTGATGGAAAAACACGGGATAACAGAGGCGGAGCTGACGCCCTATATTTGGGAACACGCGCTAAACTCGCTGGAATACAAAGACCGCGTGACCCTGGCAAAATGGGCCGTCACCGAGAATATACCGACCACCGTTCTTGAAAGATACGTGGTGGAGTATTTCAAATACTTGGTGTTCCAAATAGAGGACACTCGTGGAATCCTGATTGCGAAAGACGACGAAAATGTGTTGTTTGATTTGACAGATTGGAGCGACATCACCTATCGTATGGAAACGTTTGACCCCGTCTTGAATGAACGGCTTTTCGCGGAGCCTCTCTCTTTGCCTAAGATTGTGGGGTTTTTCGGGGGATTCAAAACCGGCATTTCCGTCTTCAAAATCAAACAGTTCTTGTTGAAACGCAACAACCCGGGTGCCTATTTGATGCAGGAGGCGAAAGGCGACATCATCGTGCTTCTGAACAATGTGCTAAAGTCGGCAAATGTCCCCATTCAATATGAGGCGGATACGACGACGAAGATGAGCAAGATTGCGCTGGGAATCATCCTTGAAGTCGTGATGCGAAAGATTGCGTCGCGGAAAAAACCGTGGTATATGCGGCAAGAGATGGCGAATTATAACAAGATTCAGCGGT